CACTCGATGTTGGACTTAAAGTTTTTTGTCCATATACAAATAATCCTTGACCTGGAAAATTTGTAATAGGATTAACTTTAGCGGTATATAACGTATCTCTTTGCCCTTCATTTAACGCAACTGCACTAAATTCGCCTTCACTATCTAAATATCCAACATTAGTGGCATTAGACACAAGCCCTCTAGTTAATCCTGCAGGTGCAAACCACGGATATGCTACTTGGTCATTAAAACTAATAGTCCTTAATGCCATATGTGATGCAGGTACAACAACCGAACTACCATCAGTGTTTGTTGCTAAACCGCTTGGATAATAGACTGCACATTGCGAACCTGATGTTATCATAGCATCTTCGCCGTTTTCAGTACCATTAGTACCTGCCATCCATGCAGTAACTCCGCTAGGTGCAAGTCTAAATGGAGGATCAATAATAACAAATGCGGTTTCTTTTCTATCTACATTTAATGTTAACATTTCATCTGCAAGCTCAGGATAACCAGGAGCTGCAATTAAATTATATGTTGCACTATCTGCTCTGATATCATCATTTGATGATAACGATGCTTGCATTTGTTTTACAATAACTGCTCTTTGTGCTTTTCTACCAAAATATGCCGACCCGTCTGCTTTATTACCTGCAGCACTTCTCCACTTATATGTAGTTGATATCGAACTATCATATTTTAATACATGATATGAACTACGTATCATATTCACAATAAGTATACCATCTGGGTATAATGCAGGATTAGGAGCATTGGCAATTCTAGTCGCACCTTTATGTGAACCAGATCCTTGAAAACTTACATCTCCTGCTGTTTCAGTTAAATCAGCAAATACTACACCGTTAGGAGTAGATTGATCTGTTGAGTCTCTCGCAACCCATTTAGTTGTTGTTGCATTATATTCTTTAATTACAGGAAAACTTTCTAATGATGTTGTATCAATCCAAAGATCGCCTGTTGCTAATGCATTACCACCGCCGGATCCTGTTGTTGGTGCCGATGTACCAACAGATACCTTTAAACCTAATCCGCCGGATCCTGTTGCTACTGTTACTGGTTGCCAAACTGTATTTCCTTTTTTGTAAATATCAAATGAGCTTCCATCAGCAGTAAGAGCATCATTATACCAATATGTTCCGTTAGTTGTAGCACCTGTTATAGCTGTTGTCGATGCTTCTAATTGTCCTGCGGTAGCATTTGCTGTTGAAATATCTGCTCCTACAACTGTTGCAGATGTAGCACTAGCCCCTGGAAATTTTTGTAATTCAAATTTAGCATCTTGTGCAGTTGACTGATCGTATGCAAATGCATAAACTGAATCTGCTGGAGGATTAATACCTCCAGTCAACGTAACTTGAATGTCGTTCAAGTTTAGACTTGCACCTGCATTGGCTGCGTCGTCTGCATTTACTAAAATTGCTACAACTTTGCCTCCGCTAATTACTGCGGTCGGATTAACTGTAGGTACTGTACCTGCACCTGTAATAGTAACAGTTGGTGCTGAAGTATACCCCGAACCACCATCTAAAATAGTAAATGATGTACTACTTGCTCCGCCGACTGAATCGAACAGTTTATTTGTATCTAATGAGGTTATAATAACATCAGCTGCCGAGTTAGTGTCATATGTTCCGGGTACTGCCAAAGAAGCATCTGCCGCAGCAGTATCAGCTCCGCCTTGAATAGGACATGTTTTAGTGGTAAATGTATCTGTAGTAGAATTATAAGATTTAACAACTATACTAGTACCTTGGTTTGCTGACCCTGTTTTAATCCACACATCACCTCCTGCTGGACCAGTAGGTTGAACATTTGTAATAGATAATGCAGAACTTGTATTAACACCCCATGTTGCTCTATTAGCGTAATTAACTGCTGTCCATGTTGTTGCGCCGGTCATTTTATAAATCTGTGCCGCACCCAACGATGACATTAATGCATCACCATCTGCATTAGTGTATGCAATTCTATAATCTCCAATAGTACCGCCATGAGCTTGTCCTGTAGTAGGTGCTCCGCTAGTCATTTGAGCGGCTGTAAACGCTGTAACTGTTTTCTTGTCCCATACTGCGGTAGTTGCATTATATTGAAATAAACCAATAGATGTATTAGTTGTATCTAACCATAATGCTCCATTTGCTGGACTACCTTTAGGTTCAGTCGTAGAAGGTTCTAATTGCGATGTATCAACATCTGCTCTTACTACATATGCTCTATTTGCAGATCCTAAATAACTGTATGCCGCTAACAGTCCGTATTCGTTTGTTTCATAACCTTGTTGTACGGTTCCAGAAACAGATTTAAAATACGGTGAGCCGAACGATTGAATAAGTTCTCGTTGACTTGTAATTAATTGTGGTTTTTTAACATTTGTTGCTGTTGTACCTGATGCAATTCCTGTACCACTAACATGAGTTTTGTTAGCACCGGTTGCAACAACAATTAAAGGTACTGTTCCTGCACCTGCCGAACCGTAAAAACTTTCGTCGATAACGGAAACAGAAACACCTGGTGATACTAAAGTTGCCATATTTTTTCCTCACTAGAATGACTATAAATCTTATTTAAATTATTTATCGGTAGATCAGTAAAACCAGGTGGTTATAAAGGGATTATATTTCAGGAAATAGGCATTCATGTATAAATTTGCGAACAGTTTCTTCATTTTCGCAAAAATTACTCATTACTTTTGGTGTATGAGGATTTTGTTTTTGATTAAAACAATACCAATTTTGATCCTTTGTGTAATTCCCATTTCCATATTTAAATGCATATTCGTTGCACCTATTTAATTCTATAAGATAATATTCTAGATTTTCTACTGCCAAGTTACAAAAATTAGTATAGTCCTGAGGTTCTTTGCTTCTACTAACTGCTATCATGCTAGGACTAAAAATGTTTTGAGCCCATTCGGGCAATTCTCGTGTTCTTGTCCAATTATAAGGTTTTACTTTTTCTGCAAACCATTTCATCATTTGATGGTTGTTATTACCTGCTTTACTAAAATCATGAAACGCTCCGCTAACAATATTTTTGCCAGCAATAACGTCAACACCATATATAGGAGCAGGATTATATATGCGAGGAAATATACATAAATGAAACATATATAAATTATCGGTTTCTACTGCATCTAAATGAGCCCTACGATAGTATGAAGATTCAAACACATAATTTCGCCATGGCCATTCGTGACGATCAGGAACCCTGTTACCTGTTGATATTAGATAACCTAAAAGTTTATGTTCGCACTCTTTTAGGGTTTGAAAAATGTCTTTCATATAATTCTTTGAATAAATCTGTAGCAAAATCAAAAACTAACTTTGCCTCGTCTACCATACCATCGTGTAATTTACTATATATAGATTCTGCCAATTCTTTTGGTTTTTCAAATTGATAATAATTTCCCCTGCCTGGTACTTTTTTAGCAATCATTTGTCCGCCTCTTAAGTCTCCTAAGTAACGAACATACACATGAGCTAAAAATTGATCTTCATCTTTTATTTTATTTTTTACATACTTTACATATTTTTGTGTACTAGGTTCTAAATTATAACATGTATTAGGTATTGGGCCCATTAACTTTAATTCTTCCGTGTCTTTACCTATTGCAGAAGCTCGTTTTAATCTAATATCTGGTAAATTAAATTGACAACTTTCTAATGCACTATAACATGCATGTTGGTTTACTAGATAATGAAAATATACATTAACTTCTATTTCTCCACTCATAAGAATGGGAACAAACTTTTGCCTTTCTGCATTTGTATGTTGTTCTTTTGTAAGTTCTTTAAGGCTCATTTTACATCTCATCCGAAGCTGTCAACCAACCTGTTATCTGATACTTATCATGAGAATAAACAGGATTACCTCGATGTGTATGAGTAAATCCTGCAGGCCACATTAATATTGTTCCTGCTTTAGGTTGTACTCGCAATCCTTGATACAAAAATTCTGTTTCTCCTTCTCCTTGTGGCATATCATTTAGATATACCATCCATGCTAATACTCTAGATGTATTTCCAGTAGTCCATTCGCTATGCCAAACATGATATCCGCCACCAGGTTGAATTTTTTGAGCTTTTAGGTCGTGGCTGTCATATTTTTTGCAAGGCCATGCTTCGCCAAATTTTGCTATGTAAACATCTATACATGGTCCCAGTTTATCCCAAAATTTTTTAACTTGTTGTGATGTATCTGATATTTGTGTAAGTTCATATCCTGATAAAAATATATATTCATTTTTACTTCTCCAATTAGGTATAAATGTTCCATTAAATTCACCCGGAGTCGAATATCCTGATTGATCAAGAAAATTGTATAATTCTATAAATTTATTGCATTCTTCTAGACTAAAAACTTTATCCCATTTCATGATAAAAGATTCTGGTGTCTTAGGTACTATGGTCGAAGATTTGTTGGCTAACCCTGCTGACTCTAAATTTGGTGTACTCATGTTATCCTATAACAAAACCTAGAGGGTCGCCGCCATCAACATATGTTTTTAGCTCTTCCTCTAATGATTGAAAACTTTGTGTAGCATCGGCTCGTAACACCTCTGCATTAAGAGTGGTGCCTCCTTGTGGTCCTGCAATTGAAGCAAACTTTCCTCTTGCTTCTGCTAACATCATTTTTGCTTCTGATGTAGACCATTCACGTATCCATGAGGCAGAATAAGTGTCTGAAATAAGAGTTACGTCGGGCTTGTAATTATAACAATGGACAAATACGTCATCGTCTGCTTTAACTTTTCTATGAACATTTAAAGTATTAACCCATGGTTTCCATGTAAACATATATTCAGAACCAAACATTTTACCTAAATGTTCTCTATATTCGTGATACGCTTCAAATGTTGCTAATCCGCCTGCTCTACCCGAATGTAACATATATGTATTAAGATATGCGGCTTCAAATGGTTCTATATCGGCTCCTACGCCAGAACCGAAAGATCCTGTAACCCTTCTATAAATATCTTTTACTTCAATAACTTCTGAAGGTAAAACATAGTCCTGTACTTCTAATTTTAATGTGAGTGCAATAAAAGATTCTTCTGTCGATCTTGAACTTCGCTGACGATATTTAGATAACGCTTTATCTATTGCTAAATCATAATGTTCAGGATCTAGCTCAACATCAACCATCCCTCCGCCTAGGGATAATTCTATTTCTTTTGTAAGTTCTTGTCGAGTTTTAGCCATACTGGTCTCCGCATATAGTATTTATCGGAGACCTTGTATGTTATTTGAATACTTGCAGGATAACTGTATCGTCGGAAAAACGTCCTGTAAGTTTGGTTTCTGTAGTCTTTACTTCAGACTCGTACCATTTACCAAACTTATGTCGTGTAGCCTTCTTAGCAAAACTTAATTGCTCTTTAGGTTTACGGAGGGTCTTTTTAGTGGAGTTATCTTCATCGTAATTAAGTAACGATGTACCTTTTACCTTAAATCCTGTTTCGTCGCTTGCTACATAAACACCAAGTTTACGATACTTACACTGATATATAACTGCCATAGTAGCACCGACAATGTTAGCAGGGTTAACGGAAGTAATTCCAAGTCCAGCATCTGTTTGTTTAAATTTAAGTTTAGAGATTTGTTTCTCAACACTTACCGGCTTTTTCTTACGTTGCTTTCGTGTTGCCTTTGATTCACCTATAATTACATCACAGGCATCAATGAATCTAGTTACAAGTTCAATAAGTCCTTGTAACCGTTTATGCTTCATTAAATGCTTATATGCTTCTTTAAGGTCTTCGTCTTCACCTCTTAGAGCTTCGTTGTATTCGTCTAACTCAATTTCCCAATCCTTTTTAATACGTCTTGCATGAGCTTGTGTACAACCATTGCTTTGCAAATGTGCATAAGGATCAATAATTACCGGATTAAACAAGTTAGGACTACCAACGTATGTATCTACCCACTCCAAAAATTGTGCATCCATCTCGCCTGCTTGCTCTTTAATCCTATCTTGTATGGTAGGACCAGCGGCTCGTTGTTCTTGCTTTTCCTTAGTTACTTCTTTCTTAATAGTACCTTGGCTAGCAAGATAATTAATATGTTGATTAAGTCTATCTTCTACATCCATTTCTACATCAAAC